TCATACGGAATGTTAGGATTTCCACTACCAATATTTCCAATTCCAGTTCCAGAAAGAGCTGATTGTAATTGAGCGTTGTTGTTTGCTAAAGCAGGATTAACCGGAACATTTGGTCCACCAAAGTTGGGTTCATTGTATGGGTCGTTGGGTCCATTCCAATAACCTGTGAAGTTGGATGGAGTCCAAGCATCCTCCGCACCAGCATCTTCAAATAATCCTCTGGCATCAATATAATTTCCAGCAGTAACTTCATTAGGTCCGCCAAAAGCATGAATAGCATTTGGAAGAGCATCAATTGCATCTGTATAGTTAAAGGATTGAGCTCCCAAAACTTTAAACAATAAAGAATCGCATAAGAGAGAAGAACAGTAATCCACATTTTGATCGGGTTGGACAACCCAAATTAATTCCTTGACAGGATGGTTGAAATTCAACTTAATCTTGTTAGAAGAAGATCCAACACTCTCATCACCTGTGAACTGCAACTGAGAAATCAAATATTCATGAGGGTTTTGGGCAAATCTTCTTCTCTCATCAGTATCCAAAAAGACATAGTCAACATAGAGAGAAGCAGCAACCATAGACTGGTTATAAGCAATTGTAGCAGCAACACTTGATCCAATATTCAATTGTGTGTTAGGATTAGCTCCATTTGAGTTGCACGATAAAGAAGTGACAGCCCAAAGACACTCGTCAATAGGTCTAATATCCAAGTTAATCTTAACTTCATGATATTGAAGAGCAATTAAAGGTAATGCTAAACCAGGATTGCTATTAAACCAAAACTGTAAAGGAATGTAAAGTGTTGTTTCAGGAAGGGCATTACGAGGAGCACAGACTTGGCGAGGAGCTAAAGAGTCACAAGGTCCATCAACATCCGCAAAAGATGGATCAGTAATAAATGTTAATTGAGTTGTATTACCAACCATCTTAAAATATGCTCTTTGCTGTTCAGTTGTCATCGTAAGCTGGTTCCAGATATGCATCCAATCACCATATTGGCGATCTATTCTTTGACCACCAATCTCAACTTCAACCTGTGCAATAAGCTGCTCTCCGGGGAAATCCAACCATCTAGCATAGACGGAATTTTGTCCAACAGCAATAGAAGTAGAATTGCCCATATATTGATTAATTTCAGGAAGAGTAACCTGAAGATAAGTTCTGTAAGCTAAATCACCATTTCTGCTAATTGTGCAGGTAACACGGCGTCCAAAATCAGCTTGCCCATTAAATGTTTGTTCAATAGACTCAATTGCAAAGTTTGTATAACGACGATAAGTAACTTTCCAAAAAGTTATTTGAGGATTACCAGTAAGATAAACATCTTGTGCGCCATAGGCAACCAATTGCATTAAACCACCACCCATAGTTTATATTATTGCTAAAGAAAATAATTCTGATTTTTAATTTTTTAATTTATTATTATTATACAAAAATTATACTTTATAATAATTTACATTTATAATCAATAACAACCTATATTAAGATAATTTAACATCAAAATTATTATTCATAAAAGATGTTAAATATTCTTCTTTAAATACTTCTTTTATATTATTATGAGGTTTACTAAATATATAAGAGTTATTTTCTTTTTTTACACACCACCCATCATTAATAGCATTATTTATAAATAACATTTTTTGAAATTGAATATTCTTTATTGTTATTTTTTTTTCTAAATAAACATTAATATCCATTAATATTTAGATTAGTAAATATTTTGTAAAACTTATCTTATTTTCGTCAATTTAGTATTTATTTTATGTATTTAACATAATTACAAATTAAATAATTTAATAATAATATTATATGCCTTCTTTTAAACCAAAAATTTTAAAAAAAATAAAACATGATACGAAAACAAATTATTTATTAGATGTTAAACATAATGAATTTATACATGAATTTAATAAAAATGATACTGATAAAAAACCAAAAATGATAAAAGAATTAAATTTATTAGAAAATAAATTAAATTCTTATAAATTAGGAGAACTAAAGCTTAATATAGAGCAATTAATGGAAATAAAAGATAATATTATTTTATTGAAAAAAGAAATTAATGTTTTAGAGAAAAAAAGATTAAATTATTATTTGGATAATTCAAAATATATTTTTGATTATTTTGAAAATAAAAAAAGAGTCTCTCAAGGTGAATCATTAAATAAAAATAATATGTTGAATAATTATTTTAAAATAAATACTAATCAAAATCAAAATACTGAAAATACTAATAATATTTGTTCTAAATATCTCTCTAATATAGATGAAAATTTTGTAAATATGGATGATTATATTAAACAAAGTGATATTTGTTCACATTGTCATAAAGGAGAATTAATTCCAATGGATGATGAAGGTGTTCTTATTTGTAATTCTTGTTTTCGTAATATTAAATATTTGATAGAAAATGACAAACCTTCTTATAAAGAACCTCCTAAAGAAGTTTGTTTTTATGCTTATAAAAAAATTAATCATTTTAAAGAAATACTCGCTCAATTTCAAGGAAAAGAAACTACTTTAATACCAACTGAAGTTATTGAAACTTTAAAAAATCAAATCAAAAAAGAGAGAATTGATATTACAACTTTAAATTATAATGACACTAAATTATTATTAAAAAAATTAGGTTATAATAAATTTTATGAGCATATTAATTTTATTAAAGATAAATTAGGTATTCACCCTCCTATTATCTCTCAAGAATTAGAAGATACATTATGTAATTTCTTTATTGAAATACAAAGTCCTTATGCAAAACACTGTCCTGATTATAGAGTTAATTTTCTTCATTATTATTATGTATTATATAAATTATTTGAATTATTAGGGGAAACTACTTATTTAAAAGATATACCTTTATTGAAAGATAGAGAGAAACTAATAGGCCAAGATGCAATTTGGGCTAAAATTTGTGAAGAATTAAATTGGGAATTTATTCCTACTATATAAATATATAAATATACTATATGGAAGAATCATTAAACAATAATAACCATTTATTTTTAACTATTCATAATTCTGTTACTGAAATACATAATAATGAATATCAAATGGCAAATTTATCTGAAGGAGTAGTAATTGACCCAATTAATAGTTCTCTCCAAACAATTGGAAATTATGCATTTGCTAATAGTTATATAACCAAATTTATAATTCCTACAAATGTTACTACTTTAGGTAATTATTGTTTTCATTTATGTACAAATTTATTAAATATTTCTTTACAAGATTCAAAATGCACAACTATTCCTATTAGTTTTTGTGATAGTTGTTATACTTTAACAAATGTTAAATTATCTGATAATATAACAACTATCAATGATTATGCTTTTTGTGGTTGTTCTTCATTAGAAAATATAAATATTCCAGATTCAGTTACAACTATAAATAATTATGTATTTTATAATTGTTCTGAATTGAAAGAATTTACATTATCTAAAAATAGCAATATTAATAAATTTGGTGATGGTGTTTTTCAATATTGTTCTTCATTACAAAAATTTACTTTTCCAAAAAAAATGCAAAGTGTTGGAAATAATATATTTGAATCTTGTCATAATTTAAAAAATGTATATTTCTTAGGTAATAATATTTATCCTCAAAACTTATTTGATAATTCTTATTCAAATACTATTAATATTTATTATAAAAGTAAATATAATTATCATAATCATTTTAATACAAATGGAACATCATTTAATTATATAAAATTAAATTCAAATCCTATACCAATATCAAATGTTTGTTTTTTAGAAAATACAAAAATTAATACAGACCAAGGTATTATTGAAATTAAAAATATAAATCCAGAAATAAATACTATTTATAATAAAAAAATTATAGGTATATCCAAAACAATCACTAATGAAAAATATCTTATTTCTTTTGAAAAATCATGTTTATATAATAATGTTCCAAAAGAGAGAACTATTTTTAGTCAAAATCATAAAATATTTTATAAAGGTAAATGGTTACAAGCTTATTTATTTTTAAATATAAAAGGAGTTAACAAAATAGTATATAATGGGGAAATATTATATAATATTTTAATGGAAAAATATGATAAAGTTATTGTTAATAATTTAATTTGCGAAACATTACATCCAAATAATATTATTGCAAAAATAATAAAAAATGATTATACTGAAGAATACAAAAATAAAATAATTATTTTAATGAATAAATACATAATGAATAAAGAATATAGCCAAATAAAAAAATTATCAGAAATTATTTCTTAGATTTCTTAGATTTTTTAGATTTTTTTGCTTTCTTAGATTTCTTAGCTTTCTTAGATTTTTTAGATTTCTTAGATTTCTTTGCTTTCTTAGATTTATTAGATTTCTTAGATTTTTTACCGCCATGTGACCCAAATGATAAAGGTGATGGAGGTGGGCTATATTGTCCTTGTGATAAAGAAAAACTATATTGTTCTTGTGATAAAAAAGGGCTATTTGGTTGTGATAAAAAAGGCTATTTGGTTGTGATAAAAAAGGGCTATTTGGTTGTGATAAAAAAGGGTTATTTGGTTGTGATAAAGAAAAGTTATATTGTTCTTGTGATAAAGAAGGGCTACTTGGAACTGAACCAAATAATAAATCTGGTGATGATGATTGATGTGTTGAAGATACTTGACGTGGTGAAGGTGATGGAGGTGGTGAAGGCGTTAAAGGAGATGAAGGAAAGCTTTCATATCCTTGCGATGAAGGTAATTTAAGTGATAAAGGTAATTTAAGTGATGAAGGTTTATTATATGGGACAACTAACTTGTGTAACTTATTCCTAATTGATGTTGCAGATATTTTTGATGACTTAGATTTTTTTGATTTTTGACTTTCAGGTATTAAACTACTTAATGGTACAATTTCAAAATTATATGGTTCTGCAAATAATTCTTCTTGTGAAGACCCAACTGCAACTGAATCTGCAACTGTTAATTCATATGAAGTATCACTTTTAGTACTTTCATCATCATTCTCTCTGTCTAATGCACGGTTCGGTGGGTCAGTAATTAGTCCTGTTTCAATAATACTTTTAAAAAATTTTCCACAAGTAAAATGAATATAAAAAGTTGTACCATTTTCCATTTCACGACGTAATTTATCATATGCGTCAGTTAATACATCTAATATTGTATAGAATCTGGTTTTATTTAAAAAATACGTATCTTTTCCAAAAATTACTTCATCTTCTTCATGATTATCAAAGTTTTTGAAATATTTATTAATTACACGTATATTTTCTGGTGATATATCGTTTAATGATTTAAATTCTTGAGATAAAACATGTTGTATAATTTCTACATTTGTACTACTACTATTTACTGGAACAAATAATATAATTATAGAACTATTATCATTACCTCTATCTTTACAAGCAAAACTTACGCTAGCTAAAATTTTTATTATTTGTTTTTTTCCTTCTTCTGTTCCATAAGTATTAAAATTACTAAAATAAATTGCTTTTTAAACTTGTTTTTCTTTCATCCTTATTTGGTTTAAAACTTCTTGATTAGTTAAACTCCCTTGTGTTAATTCATCATAAGAATTAGTATAATCATTCATAACATTAGTATATAATATTTTATATTCCTAAACCACCTGGAAATCCAACCAAATTAGCCCCAATTCCGAATCCTGCTCCTGTTCTTGTAGAAACTCCTATATTTGGAACATAACAATCTAATATACTAAATGTAGCTGCTGCGGTTAAAGCAATTAATGTAACTTCTTCCATATTTAAAGAACGTTGAGGTATAGCATAAGCTGCTATAGCTACCATTAAACCTTCCACTAAATACTTTATAATTCTTTTCATAATTTCCGTAAAATCCATCATATTATATATAATATATAAATACTTAAAAATATATATAACTTTTTATTATGAATTCTATAAATAATAAACCAAAGTATGTTGATTTATTAGAAGAAGATAAACCTATTGCAGGACAAAAATTTACATGTATATCATTTGTCTCTCCTGAAAATATACTTAAAAAAAAAGAAATTTATTACTTTGAAGAGTTTTTAAAGTCATGGGATTTTAACAAGTCAATGGAAAAAACTATACAATTTCTAAATTTTCTCTCTTATAAGTATAAATTAACTTTTGATGATATAATGAATGATTTTAATGAATTTGTAAAGGAAGAAAAGGATAATTTGGTAAAGAGTTCTTTAAAAGATGAATATAAGACATTTATTGATCAAAATGAAGAAAGATTAGAGAATCAATTTAATTCTACTTACAATTTTCAAACATCAGTTCGTGGGCTAAAGGTAAGAGGAGTTTATCCTTCTTTAGAAGAAGCAGAATTGAGATGTAAAATGTTGAGAGAAATTGATCCTAATCATGATGTATATGTTGGTCCAGTTGGTTTGTGGATGCCTTGGGAGCCAGAAGCATACAAAACAGGAAGAGTAGAATATATGGAAGATGAATTAAATCAGTTAATGCATGAAAAAACAAAGAATGAAACATTTGCAAAGAATGCATTTGAACAAAGAGTGAAGGAAACAAAGAAGAAGGCAATTGAAGAAAATATAAAGAATGCTACAAAGTCAGGTTCTTCTTTAACTCAAAATATTGATGCAGAAGGTAATTTGGTTGGAATTAATAATATGAATACACAAGAAAAAGCATTGTTAGAAAAACAAGAAGAAAATTCAGATATTTCTGTTTCAGATATTCGTAATGAATTGTTTGAAGGAGATAATATTATAGTTGGAAAAAATGATTATGGTAAGAGTGTGCTTGAAAATGGTATTGTTGGATAAATAAAATTGAATATTATATTATAAATTATTATATTATAATACTAACGATTATGGAAGAAATTGACGACAATGTTATTGATTTTATATTACAACAACCATATTTTGATGAAACAAAAAAAATGGTGTCATTTGAAGAGATTGATTTAACTGATAAAAAAATATTAATATTATGTGGTTCTGGATGTAGTAAAAATTATAATATAGATACTTTTGAAGAAATGAAAAAAAGAGGATATTATGATATATTTTCATTAAATAATTTTGAAAATGATACTTTGGAATTTCATAAAAGTATAAATACATTAAAAGAAAAATGTAATCAATTGACTCAAATAATAAATAAAGAAAATATATTTATAGTAACTACAAATATTGATGGATTATTTATAGGAGAAAATATTTTTGAAATTCATGGAAATATTTTTGAATATAAATGTAATTGTTGTAAAGAAATATTTACAATACAAGAAATAATTGATTTACCGACATGTATAAATTGTAATTGTATATTACGACCTAATATACAATTATATGGAGATGGAGATTTTGTAATAAATAAAACACAAATTGAAAATTATACAAAATTTAAAAAAGAAATTAATGTAGACAATACTGTTATATTTGAATTTGGATGTGGTTTATTAGTTCCTTTGTTAAGACATGAAAGTCAAGTATTATATAATAAAGGATTTTCTGTATATAGAATTAATGTAAAAGATTTTGATAATTCTATTCCAAATTTGAATATCACAGGAAAACAATTTTTAGAAAAAATATTTTAACTTTTTATCCGTTTAATTAAAGAATATTCACAATCTTGAGAGAAATCAGTAAAATTTGTTTTCATCTCAGTAGTAAAACCAAAATTTATATACATATTATATACTTCTCTATCACTTGCTGTTAAACGAATACAACTTGGATTAAATCTTTTTTTTAAAAAATGTTCTACAAAAAAATAAAATTTTTTAAATAATTTTTTACCTCTCTCTCTTTCATGTAAACATAATAATTTTATATATATACATTTTAAATTAGGGTCAAAACATTCATTATCTTTTGTAAACATATATTTACAAATTATAAATCCTAATACTTGATTTGTTTTTTTATTTAATAAAATAAATTTATAATAGTCTGGATCTTTTAAACTATATTCTTCAACTGATTCTTCATCAAATTTTGGTTGACATGCATCTTTAACTTTATTAATAATTGATGATGATAACTTATCAAATAAATATATATCATAAATTATATTTTCATTATCAATAATATTTCCTAAATGTTGTTTAATATATTTATTTTTTTAATTATACTTTTTGAACCAGTTGTATATCTTCTTTTTTTACTTTTTCTACTTTTTATTTTATGTATATAACTAGCACTATGATATTTTTTACTACTAATTTTAGTACTATTTGTTGCAGTTAAACGAATAGATGACATTATTATATAATTATAATATATTATTATTATTATATATATAATGACAAAAAAAGTAACTCCTATTCGTTTTTATGATAATCAAATGGATATTATAAAACAATTTAATAAAACTTTGAAATATGTAGATACTTTTTTAGTTCCAAATACTCCAAATAGAGAGATATTAAAAGGAAGTAAAAATTCTTATAATTATACAAGTGAATTTTTAAGAAGGAATCCTGAAAACAAATTTGCACAATATTTATATTCTTTAAAGAATAGAGAGAATGGAACATGTATTGGATTTTCTGAAAAAGATGCAATAGAGCTAACAAAATGGGCAAATAAATTAATAAATAATAAAGTAGCTATATTTGATTGGGATGGAACATTATCTGTAATAGAAGGAGTTGTTCTTCCTACTACTGAATCAGAAATGAAAATGTATCAACATCATAATATTTCTTTTCATGAAATAGCACATTATTATTGTGGAACAAAATATAGATTTTCTTGGTTAAGAAGTATGTTTGAATATTTACATAATAAAAATGTAGAAATATTTATTTTAACAAATAATCCAATTGCTTCAACTAAAAGAATAAATGGATTAGGAAAAGAATCAAAAAATATTTTTTTTAGAGTTGCAAAAGAAATTATACCTTGTTTGAAAAAAGAAAATATATTATGCGGGTATGAAACAAATGGATTTAAACCTGATACTTTTTTAAAAAATAAATATTTATATAACTTATATTCTAGTATATATATATGAATGAAATATTAGATAAAATTTTACCATATAAAAAGAGGTATTTTTCTTTTAGTTCATTCAAAGAAAAAGTTACTTCTTTTTTGAGGTCAGTTATTTATATAAATTATGAAAATTGTATGAGTTATATTCATAATGGTAAAAAAATATTAAATACAGCTTGTTATAATGAAACTCAAAATATTCTTAGTAAAGGTAGTTTAATGATTAATAATAAAAAATTATATGATTATTTTGAAGAAAAATGTTTTTATAGAAGTAAAACAATAAAAGAAGAAGATTGTAAACATAAAGGATTTTTTGTAGCAAGTGACAAAAAAGAAATTTTGTATAGTTATTTAGAAGATAAACTACAATTTTCAAAGGATACTATAAATGAAATTGATAAATATATTAATCCAAAAAGAATAAAATTTATACAAAAAATAAAATCAAGTATAATTCCAGATGATGCAATTAATTATTGGAAAACATTAGGTACAAGAAATACAACTACTAGAAAAAATAAAAAACAAAGAACCTCTTTTAGTGAAATTGAGGAAGATGAGGATGAAGAGGATGAATCTAAAGATGATATATTGCGTCTAAGTCCAAAAAATAAAACTACTAGAAAAAATACAAAACAAAGAACATCTTTTAGTGAGATTGAGGAAGATGAGGATGAATCTAAAGATGATACATTGCATTTAAGTCCAAGAAATACAACTACTAGAAAACATACAAGTAAAAGAAATACTTTGAGTGAAGATGAGGAAATATTACAAAAAGTATCTAGATTTGAACAAAACCGGGCATCTAGAATAATTACTAGCAAATTAAGAGAAAATCCAAAATCAATATTAACTTTTAAATTAAAAAAAATTTGTAAGGATAGTGGATATTGCATTGCTTTTGGTAAAAATACAGAATTAATTAAAAAAGCATTTGATAATTTTAGTAATCCAGAATTTATAAAATCTATAACTACACTTTCATCTGGAGATAATGGAGAAGTGTTAGAAGTATTATTTAAAAGATATCAATATAAAGCATATACGATTTTAAAAATGATGAAAAACAATAATAAAATTGTAGATAATTTAGTATATGAATATATTGTTGGTAAATTTTTAATAAATAAATATTATAAAAAATTTCCTTGTTTTTTAGAAACTTATGGTTTTATATTTAATGATAGAATACAAGATATAAAATATAATAAAGAACTTTTTGATACCCAAAATATAGACATTACACAAATAAAATCATTGCTTAAACATGGTTGTACTAATGAAAAAAATTTTGGGTTGGTAATTGAATATGTTAAAAACCCAAACACATTACTGGAGAAATTAGATAAAAAAAAATTTTGGTATAAGAATTTGTTAATTGTTTTATTTCAAGTTTATTATACTTTATTTTTATTGAAAGATGCATTTACTCATTACGATTTACATTTAAATAATGTATTAGTATTTGAACCTAAGAAAAAACATTATATACATTATCATTATCATTACAAAGGAGAAGTTATTAGTTTTAAATCAAATTATATAGTAAAAATAATAGATTATGGTAGATGTGGGTTTGTAAATAATGAAGATAATATTAAATCTCTTGATATATATAAAACATTATGCAGTATTCCAGAATGTAAACAAGAAAATTCTAGACCATGTGGAGCAAGAAAAGGTTTTATAATTTCAGCTCCAGCTAATAAAAATTATTTTACACTAACAAAATTAAATAATAGTCATGATTTAAGATTATTAAAATCAGTTGGATATTTATTTAATAACAAATTTGATGAAAGAGCTACATATACAAGACAATTTAATAAAATAGATAGAGAAAAAATATATTTATTATTTAATGGTGTTAAATATCTTGAAAATTTTGGAACCCCGCAAGATAGAAGAACCGGTTTAGTTAGAGATTTAAGCCGTTCTCAAATATATAATATATCAGATGCGTTTGTTATTTTAAAAGAATTAGTACAATTATCTTATTTTATAGCTCAAAATGATAAATTTTATGTTGATAAAAAAAAATTAGGAGATTTGAATATTTATGATGATGGAAAAGATATGGTATTTACTGAAATATAATATTTTGATAATATATAATGAAGAAAGCAAGTAGTCCAAGACGCAGTAGAAGTCCTATTAGAATGCGTAGAAGTGATAGTTTAGGATCAGCTCATTCTTCTAATGAAGGAATATCTTTTTTAAGTGAGTCAGATGATAGTATTGGTTCAACTGGAAGTCTTCATAGACACGGAAGAAAAAAAAGGAAGGCAAGAACTAGAAGAAGACAAAGAGAAGAAAGAGAAGAAAGAAAGAAAAGAGAAGAAGAAGAAAGAATATTAAACCAATTAGTTCGTTATGCTGAACATCAAGGAAAAAAAGAAGAAAAAAGAAAAAGTCATGAAAGTGAATTTTTACCTAGAGAAGAATATGAAGAAAAGCAACGACAACATAGAGAATTAGAACAAGAAAGACGACTAAATGATGAATGGTTTGGACGACCAAACAGAAAAGAAGAAGATATAAGAAGTAGAATATTTTATAAAAAACAACGGGATTTAGAATTAGAACCAAAACAAAAAGGTGGAAGAAGAAGAACTAGAAGAAGAAGAACTAGAAAAAGATAATTATATTATATTATAATATAATTCCTGATTATTTATTTCATACAAATAAAAAAAGAAAAAATACAAGAAAAAGAAGAAATAATGGAAAAAGAACAAATAATAGAAAAAGAATAAATAATAGAAAAAGAACAAATAAAAAATTATTAGGTGGTTATTGGCTTTATCCAAGTAAAAAGGAAAAAATGAACCGTAAAAACATGATAGAATTTAAAGATAAAATAATTGATTATTTGACTTTATTACAACTATATAATAATTGTAAAATAGAAAATTGTGAAGAATTAAAATTAATAGATAAAAAAATAAAAGAAACATATAATAAAAATCAAAAATTAACTTATCAATATAAAACTTACACGGGTATTGAAAATATTAACTATAAAAATTATATTGATGATTCAATTATATATGATGATAATGGATTATATATTTTAAACCCTACTTATTATAAAAAATATAAAATGATTTTAGTAGATGATTCTGATTATAAAGTTATTAGTATTGGTGAATGGAATAGTTTAAGTAAATCTTTAAGTGAATCTACATACCGTGAATATATGAATAGGATTGATAAAAAAGAAATAAGAACAGAAGAAGAAGAAACAAAAGATTATTTAGAAGAAGAAGAAAAAAGCAGGAGAAGAAGAAGCAGTAGCAGCAGTAGTAGGAGAAGAAGTAGTAGTAGTGGAAGGAGAAGAAGTAGCAGAAAAAGATAATTTACCAATTATTTTTCTTTTTTACGTTTATTTTAGGACCTTGTCCTCTTTTCTTTACATTATTCGGGTCATACATTTCATCTTCATCGTCTGAATTAATATCTTTACTCAATTCCCAAAATTCTTTACTTCCTAATTTGAAATCATTATGTGATTCAGCTTTATACCAAAATACTTGTTCTGATAATTTATTAGATTGTGAGCTATTATTAATAACTAAACATTCATAATTTTCAGTACATTGATCCATAACTTGACAAAATGATTCAAATGTAGGAAACATACCTGCATAATTTTCATATATTCTTTTACGATTTGATATATATGGTTCTCTCAATATGAATACAAAATCAATATTAGTTCGTAAAGTAGGTGGAATACCTAATGGATATTGCATTGTAATTATTAACATAATGCGCCAATGTCTTCCATTCATAAAAAGAAGTCTCATCATTCTATCTCTTGTCCAAGTTCCATCATATAAACAATCATCTAAAATAACAAATGATCTAGGATCAATATTACTTTTCTTATATGTTTCTATTTCTCTCTTTATTTGCTTCAAAACAGTTTTTTGTCGTTTTAATATATTTTCTATAATTGCTGTATTATATTCATTATGAATAAATAATTTTGGAACCATTTTTCCATAATAACCATTTCCTTCTTCTGTTCCTGCTACAACTACCCCTATAGGGATATCTTGATGATAATAAAGAAGATCTCTCACTAAATAACTTTTACCAGTACCTCTTCTTCCAATTAATACGCATACAGGAGCTTTCATTTCATTTGGTTTAAAACTAATTGCTTTCATATCAAACTTTTTTAATTCTAATGTCATAAAATTATAAATGTATTTTTTATAATTTTATTACGCATATATTATATTGTATGACAAATTATTATAATATTACAAATAATTTAGAAAATTTACAACCAAAAAAAAGAAATTTTTTTAATGTATTTGGTTCTTCTTCTAAAAAAGAAAAAGAAGAAAAATTAAAAAGTTTTGTATTATCTGTTATTCGTATAAATTATCATAGTTGCATGAGAGATATAAATAATAAAAGTTATGAAACTCTTTGTGATAAAGATAAAAAAAATATTCATAAATTAGGAAAAAAAATAAAAATAGGAAGTTATTATATTATTAATATATTTGATGAAGAAATATATACTGTTAAAGATAATAAAACAAAAATATTTTTTTTTATAAAAGACCCTAAAAAAGTTAATTTATTTTTAGATGAAATATATAAATTAACAGATGATATAACTGAAATAAATACAATAAAAAAATATACTATATACAAAGATTCAGAAATATATTCTATTGAAAAAGAAAAAGGTAAAGCAATATTAGAACATTTGAATAAAGAAAAAAAATTTATTCTTGAAAAAAAACAAAATAAAAAATATACAAATATTTTAAAATATAAAAAATATAATCCTTTTAAGACTAGAAAAAATTCATCTACTATAACAAATAAATCTTTACGAAAATATTCTTTTAGTAAATCCCCAAAAAAGTCTTCAGGAACAAGAAAATTAGAGAGAAAAAGTAATTCATCTAATTTTTCATTTGGATCATCCGGTTTAGGGTCTTCTTCTTAATTTACCCAAATTGGGTATTTATTAGTATAAAATGATTATTAATAATATATTATTTAGCTAAAATGAATGATTCTCAAAATGTATTAATTCATTATGAAAAAAGAAAGAATAAAGTTTTTTTTGATAAATGTAAAGAACCAGAAATTTATGATATTGAAACAGTTCAAAATTTTAATCCAATTTATAAAAATTTTTTTGAATTAAATGAAACTAATTATAATTCTATTAATTTAAATCATCCAAAATATATTTATGATGTAAATTTCAATATGGAAACAAATAATTTAGAATATATTATAAAAGAAAATGATAAAATATTAAATGAAAATGTATTTATAAAATATGCTCCTGTGTTAGACCCATTTAAATTTTTATTAGGAAAATATAAAGAAACAACAAATTATATTTTACCTTCTTTACAAAATTCTGATACAACAGATGTTAGCATAAAATTAAATGATCCAAATAATTCTGCATATGTTGATGGATTTTTTTACTTTCTCTCTAATGAACTATTAAATAAATATAATTTCATTCATGGAATAGATTTTTATGGTTCATTTGTTTGTATTAAAAATAATTTTAAGATTAATATTGAAGATGATATTGAATATTTAATTAAATCTGATTATTTCAATAAAAACAAAAATTTATTTTTAATAAAAGATGATGATTTATTTGGAAATCAAAAATTAAAACCAATAACGATTCATCATAAAGAAAATTTAAATTTATCAATATCTAGTATTGATGATAAAATTTTTGAAGATTTATTTTTAGAAACAGAAAAAACAGGTGATAATTTAGAAGAAGTTACTATTGAAAATACCATTTGTGAAAAAGATGATGATAATAAACATAATTCTTCATTAAATAGTTCTTCTAGTTGTTCTTCTAGAACTTCTTATACAAGTAAAGATGAAGATGAAGAAGAAGATTCTGAATTTAACTCAGATAATTGTTCTAAAACAGAATCAGAAACAGATTCAGATAATAGTTCAGAAAAATCTGATAATTCTTCTTTTCATAGTAATCCTATTTATGCAACATTCCCAAAATTTCCTGTGAATATGATATTTATTAAAAAGTGTGAAGATACATTAGACAATTTAATATTAAATGAAAAATTTAAAACAGATGATGAATGGTTTTCTTCTTTATTTCAAATAATAATGATATTAATTACCTTTCAAAAATGTTTTTCCTTTACACACAATGATTTGCATACAAATAATATTATGTATAATTCAACAGAAGAAACATATTTGTATTATTTTTATAATGAAACTTATTATAAAGTTCCCACATATGGAAGAATATTTAAAATTATTGATTTTGGAAGAAGTATTTATAAAGTAAATAATAAAACAATATGCAGTGATAGTTTTAAAAAGGGAGAAGATGCTTCTACGCAATATAATTTTGAACCTTTTTTCAATGAAAAGAAACCAAGAATAGAACCTAATTATAGTTTTGATTTATGTAGATTAGCTTGTTCTATTTTTGATTATGTTGTAGATGATATTGATGATATTAAACACTTGAAAAAATGTTCTCCATTAGTTCGTTTAATTGTTGAATGGTGTATGGATGACAATAATTTGAATGTTCTTTATAAATCTAATGGTGAAGAGAGATATGAAGAATTTAAGTTATATAAAATGATAGCAAGAAGTGTTCATAATCATACGCCACAAAATCAATTAAATCGGAAAGAATTTAGTAAATATAAGACTATAAGTAAAAAAATATCAAAAGAAGAGAGAACTAAAGTTATAAATATTGATAATTTACCAGTTTTTTAAAATTATTATATAATATGACAAAAAGAAAATGGTCTAATAAATATAAAAAAAGTATTAATTGTAAAACCCCAAAAGGGTTTTCACAAAAACAATATTGTAAATCCAAGAAAAGAAATCAACGATACCGAATTAAATAACATTTTCTTGTTTTAAATTTATTATGTCTTATATTTTCTTCAATTCTCTCTTTGCCTTCATCATATGAAAATTTATGATGAAGTCCTTTTATGTAATATCTATTATTAACTTTTACTATCAATATTGCTCCCAATTGGATTGCATAATTTATCGCCTTCGGCGATTTGATTTTCTAAAACCGCCTTTGGCGGTTTTAGAAAATTTAATACATCATCAAAGGTTGATGATGATGGCATTATTTTTTCAGTTGATAAATCTTGGTCTCCAGAATCACTATTATATTTATTATAAATTTTTGAATAATCCATATTTCATTTTATAAGTAATTCATTTATAAATTATTACTTCAATTTTTATATTTATGCATTCTTACTTCTGGCATTCCATTTTTACGGTATTTTAAAGAAAAAATATCTGGATATTTACTTACCAAATATTCAGCTGCATTCTTATTTCTCTCATATCTATCTGTTCCTAATCCTCCTTCTGCATTAAATTTTGTTTTTGGATTTATATTATTAAATCTTAATACTCCTCCATCCATTTTATAATACAATACAGACATTTCATAATCTTCTTTACTTTCACTTAAAATAGAAGGATATAATTTTTTATCATGTCTGTTAATATATCCATACATCATTCCTATAATAAATTTCAAATCATCTGTAATTTTATTTTTCATAAAAAATGGATTTCTAACTGGATAGATTCCCCAAATATATAGTCCTCTTTCTCTCATTAATTTATATGCATCTATAAAAAATTCGTTCAAATCTTTTATTTTAACTAACTTATCTGTTCCTCTTAACTTTGATACTTCTTCTATATCATCATCTAGAGAGACTATATATTGTCCTATTGGGAAATATTTGGATATAAAAATGCGTTGATTTGTGATTCCTAATTTACCTATTACTATTTTATGATACAACTTTTTATCAACATTTTCTTCGTATAATTTATATTGTTCTTTATTCGCAACAAATATAAATATTTTATTTTTGGAAACATTCCCTTCCTGTAAAGTTTTCAAGGTTTTATTTGAAATAACTTCATACCGATTATAAGAAGGAATAGCTATAATATAATTTGACATAATTATATTATAATATATAAATAATTAATTATTGGTTTTCAATTATATTTGAAATTTTATTTTTTAAATATTCACATTGACCTTCATGGCTAAAAAATGTTTCTGCTAATATCATTGCATTTTCCATTATTTTTTTTGCTTCATCATCATTATTAATTAACCAATCTATCTTTTCTTTTAAATCACTTAAATCATAATTAATAGGAACATAATTTTCCATTGGTTTTAAATATTCTTTAAACCACCAATTATTATCTGGATGAGTAATCATTATTGGAACTGAACCAGAACCAAATACCCATTGATGATTTGATGCTATACAATTACCATCAATAATCATTATATATTTATGTTGAAAATGTTTATCTAAATTACATCTATCTCCAAAGTAATAATCTGGTATTGGCATATTTATATTCCAATCACAAGATGTTAATTTTACATCTGTATTTGGATAATTATGTAATGAATAAACTGTATTTATTCTTATTGATGGGTACCCTCCTGATGTTCCGCCTCTCCAAAAAACAACTGATTTTTTATCATTCCAATCTACTCTTGGAACATCTTTTAATACATATTTTAAACCATGAGAAAATGTATTATCATCTAATGGTAAATATAAAATATTAGACTTATATACACTTCTTGTGCATAAGACCCCAATTATTTTTATATTATTATCATCAATTCTTTTTAATAAATTTTCATATTCTTGTTCTTTTTCAATTCCATCACAAGAAGCAATTGATAATGATAATTTTTTATCAGTTTTATTTGCGTAATTTTGTATAAAATTAAATACAAAATTTTCAATATTACCTCTAAGAAGCATAATAGAATAATCACCATACCAATAACACCAATTTTGTATATTAGGGTGTGTTTCAGGATATATAATTTCAGACATTATACAAAAATAAATAATAAATATTTATATAATAATTTATTATTTTTTATTTTTTCTTGTAATATTCTGTCTTTTTGTAATATTCTGTCTTTTTGTAATATTCTGTCTTTTTGTAATATTCTGTCTTTTTGTAATATTCTGTCTTTTTGTAATATTCTGAAATACATTATTATTTTCTTGAAAAAATTTTTTGGTTTTTCCTTTTGTTTTTTCCCATATTTTTTTACGTAAATAGCAAACAATAGATAGCCTTTTTGTTTCTGGAGTTTCCAATTTTAAAGGCAAATTTCCATGAGCTTCATGAACATTCATATATAATACATCACCTGTTCTTACATTTACACCTATTCCATATTGCGGTAAACATGTCTCTCCTCCTGTATATTTTCCATGTTCTATTACTGTTAAATTTCCAAACCCTTCATCATCATCTCCTGTATCTGTATGAACTGCTGTTTGAAAATTTACATTTGTTGTAATAGTAGTAAAAGAAGTTCCTGGAATTTTATAATGAGTTTGATTCGCTTTTTTTCGTTGTAAATTATAATTTTCAGGTATTAATTTTTTATACCATTCATCTATTTCTCTCACTAATGGTAATATTTTCTTAAATTTATCAGGATACATTAACATAAAATAACTTGGTCTTACTAAAAAATTATTTTTTATTCCTCTTACCTTCAAAGCATACTTTAACTTAGGAGAGATAGTATCCATATATCCAATTATATTTGTCATCACTTTTGGATTATTTTTTATATTCATTTTCATCTTCTTGCTCCCTGAAGCTATTCCTCTTGTACTTGTTTTTGTTAATGCAAATTTTATAACATTATCATAAAATTCATCTATATTTTTTTTATTTAATTTATTTTTTCTATATCTTAATAATAATTTATTATCTTTTGTATAAACATCCGAATCTTCATTTATAATAAAATAATTATTATCACTTTTTAATTTAGTATGTAATATTTTTTCCATTTTTTTATCATCATAATCTTTATCTACATAATATATTGTTATAGAGTTTTTTGTTTCTGTTTTTATAATCATATATTATATTCATTTATAATATCTTTTTTTTGTTTTATTATTTTTACCTTTTTTCTTTAATGTAAAATTATTTTGAAATATAGTCCATTCTTGTCTAGGTCTATTTAATAAATAAGGAGAGAAAATTTCATATTGTCTATGTTCTTTTATATATTCATCTTTTATAAAAGGAGTTCCACAAGAACTACCATATCTTCCGCATATAATCATTTTTTTAGCAAAATTACTATCACATACAAATCCATCAACTGCTCCATGAGGTGCATATGGAACAGGTCTTCCTGGAGCTGACATATATTCTCTCGCATCTTTTTCATAATGAGAACACACTGTTCTTGAACACATATTTTCTTTTTTAAGATATACATCATAATGGTCTGCTATAATTATTTTTGCGGTTTCTATATTTAATTTTCCTTTATATTCATCCATTAAATCAGATAAACGAACATAACGCGCTCCTTGATGTCTTCTTATATCATAGAATCCTTGATTAGAACATTCTATATTTCTTATTTGTGGATCATAAGTAGCATTAAATCCTATAAAATAACCATTCTTGGTTCTCTCTACATTATGATATTTTAACCCTAATTCTATTCTCAATATTTCATTTGTATAAATATCACCAAATAACCATGAATTCGCATAATCTCCTGAATTACCTTTTAATAATATTTCTACATATTCATCCAACGAATTTCCATATTGCATTGCTTCCCGAATTCTATAAGCAATTGGTGTTTTCTTTTCATAAGGCAAAAATCCTCCAATTGTTGTTTCTGTTCCAATAATTCCTTTAGATGTAACAAAGAAATCTGTTCCACTCCATATCCAACAAGGTGATGTTTGCATAATAATTCTATGTCCTTTTGAGGGATTTAAATCTAATACTATATAAGAATATTGACCATCAATAAAATCAGTAAAAGAATTATGTGCTACAACAATTTTTCCATCTTGCGTCCAATCATTTCCAACCGCAATAAATGCACTACATTTATCACGAGACCCTCCTTCCCTTGAAGAAGAAACATCTGAATTTGGTTTAATTGTTTTATACCAATAGGGCATAGACATATAAAAATTCCAAGCAATAATTTCTTTTAAAGAAGTTTTACAATGATTTGCATTTAATCCTTCTGAAATTCCTTTCATTTCTTCAAAAAATTCAGGATATTCATTTTGTGTAAACTCATAGAAATCCTCATTTATTTTTTCTATGAAATAATCCCATTTAAATCCATATGATTCATAAATAAAAAAATCTAACATTTTTTGTATTTTTATAAAATCAGATGCACATAAATAACCATAAGCATATCCTCTTTCTCTCGGATTTCCATAAATAGAAATATATTTCCATCCATTTTTTTCATAACTAAAGCCATTTTTTATTTTCATTATATTATTAGTCTATATTTCTAAAAATTAGGAGCATCGGTAAAAATAACAGGAGCCTTTACAATAGAACTTGCATTTTCATACATCATTGGTTTTATCTGTTCTGTTAAATAAAACCCAGCTATAACACTACATAAAACTATTAAAGCATCTTTTATAATTAATTTATAATTTAATTCTTCTTTATTTATAAATTTAATTTCAATAATTCTTAAAATCACATAAATGAGAGAAACAATAATTGCAGTTATAATAATATTCTTATCAATCATTATAATTATACAAAAATTAATTACATTTGTTTAACGAATTTTAAGGTAATTCTTCAAATTGAATTTCATCCTCATTTCCTAATGTTTCTATTTCTAAATTATCAGAAGCATCATTATCAAAAATTTTTAATTTTACTGGTTGTTCATCATCATCTTCTTCTTCTTCATCTAATTTTCGTTGTTGATTACGAATATTACTAATTTCATCTAATCTTTCAAATGTTTTTGGTGCATGTATTTTATTATCGTTATTATTTTCATCTCTCACAAAATCAATATCATTAAATTTAATATTATTATTTGTTAAATCATCCTCATCATCATCTAATAAATCTAGTTTTGGAATATCATCTTCTTTATATGTTGGAGTCGGTTTTTCTTCTTCTTCTTCTTTAATAACTTTACTTGGTATATTTAATTTACTCTTTAATTCTTCAATTTCCTTTTTATCTTTTATTTCTTTTTCCTTAATTTCTTCTATTACATCTTCTTCTACTGTTTCATCCATATAAGCTCGTAATATTGTTTCAACTGGTATACTATCTCTAATTGTATTCATTATGCTTTCTTGAATTATTGTTTCTATTTGTCTATTATTTTTTTGAATTTTGAGAGAAGAGAGATTTATATCAAATAAATAAACATTTGTATAAATTTTTCTAGCTATGTTAATATATATTTTATGAATAAATACATCTAATTTAGGTATATCTATATCAATCTTTTTTTGCTTTTGACCTACCCTAACTGCAGTTAAAACTTTTAATTGTATAATATGAACACAAGTAATCAAATCTTCTAAATAGTTACATCCACTTCTCTCTATAATGCGATTTCTCTCTTCTTCTATAATTGTTTGACTCCATTTTGGAATTCTACTTATAAAATTTTGAAAAGTCATTAGATATTTATCCATCTCACCATTCGTTTTACATAATTTTAATGATTCATCAAAAATAGATTTTAATCCTTCTAAAATATAAGGTGTTAAAATATTCAATAAACGACCACACCATTCATTTTTTGATTCATTTAACACATTTACATTAAAGTCATCCATTATTTTATCAAATTTTTTATATTATTATTCAAAACGAATTATATAACAAATGATTCGGTCACTTTTGATATAAATAATCATATTTATATCAATTAATAAATAAATGAATTCAAAATTACAAATACATCAAAATATTGTTGATAAATTACATTATTTTTATGAAATACGAAAAATTCCTAATATATTATTTCACGGTGACTCTGGTTGTGGTAAAAGAACTATTGTTGATAATTTCATTGATACCATTTATGAAGGTGATAAAGAAATGATAAAAAAAATGACAATGTATGTCAATTGTGCTCATGGAAAAGGTATTAAATTTATTCGTGAAGATTTAAAATATTTTGCAAAAACTCATATCAATTCTAATGGAGGAAATTTATTTAAAAGTATCGTATTGATCAATGCAGATAAGTTGACTATTGATGCACAAAGTGCTTTAAGAAGATGTATTGAATTGTTTAGTCATAATACCAGATTTTTCATTATTGTAGAAGATAAATATAAATTACTTAAACCAATACTCTCTCGTTTTTGTGAAATTTATATTCCTCAACCTTATTTGAATGATAGTCCTATTAATTTGTATAAATATAATTTACAATATACATATCAATTTGATGATATAAAACAACAGAGAATGGATGTTCTTAAAAAAGAAGTAGATTCTATATTTCGTAATAAAGCTAAGTTTGATATTACAAAAACAATTACCAAATTATACGAAAAAGGTTATTGTGGATTAGATTTTATTTATATATTAGATAATAATTTATTGAAAAATATATTTACGGATGAAAAAAAATATGAATTATTATTTTTATTTCAGAAGGTTAGGAGAGAATTTAGAAATGAAAAATTATATTTATTATTTATTTTAACTCATTTGGTTATTTAATTTATTATTTTATAAATTATACATTATAACTTTTTTTAAAAGATATAATATATGAAGACTAATATAGTTACATATACATTTTTATTTAATATAATTGTAATAATTATATTTTCCATAATTTATGCATTAATATCACCATCTAATTTTGAACCATTAAAAATGAAAGATAAATTAACTTATATAGATTATTTATTTTACGCAGTAACTATTCAGAGTGGTGTTGGATTACCAGATATTACAGCCTTGTCTGATTTAGCAAAAATATTAACAATAACTCAACAACTTATTTTATTAGGAAGTACATTTATTTTGTTATCATTCTTCTTTAATAAATGAAATCTTTAAAGAAAGGTTCTAAATAGTTATATAAAGTTTTTCAGATATAAAATATAATGTTTTTGTATATTTTTTTTTTCTCTCTTTATTTGGTTGATTCAAAACAAATAAGGAATATTAATGTACCAAGTTGCCGTAATTGTATTCATTATAAACCAGAAATATTTAACGAATTTTCATCTACATATAGCAAATGTGATTATTTTGGTTCAAAAAATATTAATACAGATTATATTTCTTATGATTACGCAAATATGGTTAGAAAAGATGAAAACAAATGTGGAATAGAAGGAAAATATTTTGAACAAGGAGAGAATATTGAAATGAAAATAATTCTTCATAATATTATTAGTAATAATCCATATATTTCAATTAATTTTTTATTTTTAGTATATTTTATTAAATTCTTATATGAACATTATAATAAAATTGATTATTAATGTTATAAATAAAGTCATTTATTTATAACCTAAGATATATTAGGATTATATCATTCACAAAATAGATATTTTTATTGATTTTTTACATGTATTTTAAGATGGTCCAATTGCTCGTTTTGTTGCATCAATTCTACGTCTCTCTTTATGTGTTCCTTCTACATGATGAGTAACTGGGCTAACATGTTTAAAATCTGGATGAATAACTAATTGCCCCATATCTCTTATTCTTTTTGTTCTGGGAGATGAAGGAGTTTTTGGATGTCTACTACTAGATTTGATACTATGTCTAGAACTATAAATAGTACTAGGTGTTCTTCTACCAGGAACATTTTTTTTAGAACGATATTTTACTATTTTAGTAATACTATTATTTGTAGTTCTTCTATGAACTGGATTTATTATACCTAATATTTGATTTAAATTAACTTTTTTATGTATTTTAACTACGCGTTTTTTATCTTTTTTATAATAATATGAATAATCTGTAGTAAATCCAAATACATTTGTTAAATATTTTGAAATTGATAATACATGAGCATGTCCTATATAAATTGAACTTAATTTATTCTCTCTTGAAACAACACCTCTATATTGTCGTTTAAATAATTTTAATATTGTATACATATCAACAATTGATGACCACGTTTTTGTTATAAATAAATTATATCCATTTTTTTCATATTCTGTAATTGTACTAGTTATTGATACTAATTCATCTAAAAATTTATTTTTTAATTCTTTATCTTTTTGAAAATTAATACTTGGATTGTAATAATCATATTTCATTATTACTTCTATCAAATCTCTATATTTTTTTAAATCATGCATATTAAACTTAGGCGTTTCGTGTAATAATTTCATAAATTCAGTTGAAACATAATATTTAAATATTTCTACAAATGATGCTGGTATAAATAAGTCTGGATTAATTTTTGCAATTACTGGTTCAAATCGCCTACTTTCTAAAACATAATTTGATAAATCTTCAAAATTATAGTTTAAAGCATTATATAAAATATTTAATAAATATTTGTATTCTTCTGCAACTTTTCCACCTGGACGATACATAATTAACAAGTTATCTAATGATACTTTATCTGTATACAGAAATTGACTAAATGTATCCCTTATAAATACTATAAATTTTATATAATTATCTCTACCATCTATACCTTCATTCTTTCTTATATCAACATTATACCAATTAATATTTTTATAATCGCATCTGAATCTATAAATATCAGTACTTTTTGCTTGTAAACATGGTGTATGTAAATTTATCATATCTAACATATGTGAATTACTCTCTCTTTCTCTTTCTTTTTGTAATTTAACATAAAGTTTATGCATTTTATCATTGTTTTCCATAAGATATTTTATCTCTGTAGGATTTAAATCTAATATATCTGGACGAAGAATTTGTTTTGCAGTTCTAATATTTGCATTCATATTACCAAGATAATCCGCCTCATCATAATCTGTTCCATACTCACTAAAACCACTTTCAAAGAAAAATTCTACTTTTAGTTGAGCTCTATATTCTGCACCAATATTATTTAATATATTTATAAATTCTATACTTAAATCATAACAATCTGGATCTATACAAAATGAAGTATCTTTTCTTTGATGATAATCGCCAAAAAATATAATACTTTGTTTTAACGGAAATTGAGATGGACTTGATAAAATATTTATACTAACTGGTCCTGTTATTTCTTTTATAGTATAATCCCCTAAAATTAATGGCATTATATATATTATTTATTTAATAAAATTGATTAATTTATATATTATGTAATCATTTAATAATAAAAAGTTATGAATCAATTTGATATAGAATGTTTTCAATTTATAAAATTTTATTTATCAAAAACAAGAAATAATTATATTTTATTTCAAACAAATAATCTAGGATTTCCTATTTGGAGAGAAAATTCTTTTTGGAATAATCAGTTCAAATTTTCAATGTTACATAATTCAAATATTATGAGCAGATATTCGCAATTATGGTTAGACATATTATCAGAATATATTAAAAAATATATGAATCTGAGAGAAGAAGAAGTTATGAAATATTTTGAACAATATCAAGATATTTCACCTCAATATTATATTAGATTTCATAATTTAAATGATAATATGTTATGGTATATTGAAACTGAATATGATATAAAATTTAAAAGTTTATTGCAAAAATGGATTGAAGAAATGAAATAAAATTGGACTCCTTTGGAGTCATGATTTTATTTTATGGACAAGTCCATTAAATAAAATTGAAATGCTTTTTAAGAAGTAATGATTATCACTGATTAATATTATGATGTTCATGACAACTTTGAATGCGATTAAAGAGTTCTTGATTAATGTTTGTGGAATATATATCATATGGATTTTGCTTCATATGATTGCATCAAATTTATACCCAATATATTGTGCGGAATTTTCTTTATGGGGAATTATAAAATCAGCTTTCATTGCTCCAGCTCCTCATTGTCAAGCAATGAGATGGGTGATACATAATGGAGGAAATGTTATTACTCAAATGTGGGTTGTTTTGGGAACATGGTTTTGTGGAAAATTATGTAAAACAATAATTAACTCTAATTAAATTTGACAAAATAATATTATAATATAATTTAAAAAATATAAATTATAATATGTAATGTTTTTGAATATTTTTATACAAAATGGTTTATATATTCCATTTATATTTATGTTTCATTATTTATATTATAAAAATTTATTTCTTTCTACAATAATTTGTTTAAAATTATATCCAGCAAATTATTTTTTTTGGTTTAACCATAAATATAAATATAATAATGTTCCAATGTGTTTAAATTGGATAAAACAATTTATTAGATTTACTGATTCAGGACATATTATAAATTTTATATATTATTTTTATCCAAACTTTGGACCAATTGGATTTAATATTCATTTTATAATTACATCTGGTTATTGGATAGGTCGTTTATTTTTTAATATGAAAGATTGTGATTCTCTCCATGAACCAATTATTATTAAAAAAGTAGAATATTTTTGTTGTTATTGTAATCATTCTGTTCCATTATTATTATTTTTGTATGAAATATACAAAGGTGAAAATATTTTTATATTTGATATGAAATCATTATATTATTCTTATGTTTGGGGTTATGGATGGTTTATATTTGTATATATGCCATGGAGAAATATTACACAAGATTATGTATATGATTTACTTCATCCAAATGTTTCTCTCCAAACAAAGTTTATGTTTATTTCTTTATTAACAATTTTTATAGGTATTTCAAATAGTATTGGTTATTATTTGACAAATTAAAAATTCCATATAATATTTATTATATTATATGGAAAAAGATGAATGCAAAATATTAAATAATAATAAAAATTTAATAATATGTTTTGGTGGATTATTTCTACAAATGGGTAAAATTCCTCCATTTGAATTTTTACGATACTTATCATCAATATATAAAAATAGTTGTGATTTATATTTTTTTATAGATAGAAAACAATGTTGGTATCATAAAGGAATACATAATATTACAACTAATATAGATGAAACTGTTACTTATTTAAAAGATATAATTAAAAATTATGAAAAAGTAATTTTTATGGGGGTTTCTGCAGGAGGATATGCTGCTATATTATTTGGTTCTTTATGTAATGTAAAAAATGTAGTTAGTTTTATTCCTCAAACTATTTTAAAAAATCCAATTAACTTAAAATATAAAAATTTGAAAGAAGTTGTAAATAATACTACTCAATATTTATTATATGGAGACTTTAATATAAAAGATATAAATAATTTACATCATATTAGACATTGTAATAATTTACAAGAATTTAAAACTGTAAAAATTATAAAAAAAAATAATATTATTTTAAAAAAATTAAGAGATGAAGGTATAATAAAAAAAATAATAGATTATATTATGCTTCATTAATAATTTGTATTATTCTATTTTTATTATTTTTATGACATTTTATATGTTTTAATTTTAAAATTTTTGAAATAACATTAAAAAACTCCCATCCACATCCACAAGTTACTTCAATAATTTTTGTCCCTTCTTTACAAAAAAACATATTTGACATTACTGCACCATGAGCACAAATTATTAGTTTAGCATTATTAAAATATTTAATTTGTTCTTCAAATTCTAAATCTTCAAAATATAAACTTTTAAAATCATCTTTATATTTATTTTTTAAAAATAATTCAATACTATTAATATTATTTATTTCTCTTCGTTCTTTTCCAGTACGAATTCCATTATTATTATTTAATTTTTGTAAATATTCATCATTAATTAATTGTTTACGTTCACCTCTTTTAATTAAAATTACTTTTGGATAATCATTAATATATTCTAAATGATTGATATTATATTTTTTAAATATAAAATTTCTAAATTTATCAAAATTTAGTTTACTAATATATTTTTCTTTTTTTTTGTAACAAATTGTATTTACATTTAAACTATTAAATTCAGAACTTAATAATTCTGTATGTTTAACCATCATAACATCTGTATATATTTTATAAAAATTACCAATTATCTGATTAATATTTTTTTCACGGATAACTTCATCATAATTAAAAATATCACAAATTATTTCAGGAAATAAACAATCACATATAAAATGAGCATAATGAAACAAAAAACCTCCGTTTCTATTATTTTTAACTTTTATCATATAATTAATTACTAAATAAATAAAAATATATTATTAAATAGTAGCCCATGATTCTAAACTTTGTGTATATGGATTATTTTTAAATGCATTCAAAATATCTGGTTGAATTCTAACAACATTAATATCATTTTCTGAATAACATTGTTTAGATTTTACAGAACCATATTGTTCTTTACTAATAGGAAGTTGTGCTATATTAGAACAGTTTGGTGCCCACATTCTAGGATTCTCTCTATCACTATCTATTCTTCCAGAACAAACATTTACAGTAGGATTAAATAATTGATGACTTCCATGTGATTGATAACTAACTTGAGTACATTCTAATTTATCATTATTATTTTGTCTATAATTAGCTTCTTGAGAAGTAGGAGCTACATTAGCACCTCCTGCACTTCCAATATATCCACAATTTGTAGTATCTCTTTGATTAGCAATAGGTTGTTGATTATGTAAAACTTGTTGTGAAATAGATTGATTACCAATATAGGTATCTGGAGAGAAAAGAGTAGTTTGTTTAATAGTTACGGGTGCATTATCTCCTTCTGTTTTCACATAAGTATTTGGAACAGTTTTGCCTCTACCTCCATATAATTTAATATTATCCCCATATTCTTCTTTTCTTGTAGGACGTAATATATCCATAAAAGGAGCTACAACTGCACCAATTGCTTGACTAAAAGAACTACGAAATGTATCTGGTTGTCTTATAGTACTTCTATTATTTTCATAATTGGTATGACTCTTATAATGCAATTCTCTATCGTCCCCATTAGTTCTATTTACAGCATTACTATGATTTACAAAATTATTTGCAGTTTCTGTTCTTTTAGATGGTTCCAAATTAGGTTTGACATAATTACTATTTTTTGTTAAAGATGCATTACCAATATAAGATTGAGTTGTACTATTTCTATTTGTATCACTTTGTACTTCTTCAATTGGTCGCAACATTTGACCTTTTTCTTGTCCAGTTGTAGTTAACCATCTATCTTGATTTTGAATGAAAAATGTATCTGGTCGGTATTTTTCAGTTTTTCCTAGAATTCCTACATTTTGGACATGAGCATAAGCAGGACCTTCCAAGTTTTCATATGTATATTCCATTTTTGGATTTGTTGTAATACGTAATTCATTTACAGTTTTTGGCAACCATGCATTTCTATCTTCCATACCAGAATTATAACCACCACTTCCTTCTGTAGTATATCCTTTTCCTAAACCAGGTCCAACATTTTCAGTTTGAAAAGGTTTAACATTTGCATTATTCATACCAGGATTCACTCTTGACTGTAAAAAATCACTCCAATTTGGAGTTCCATGAGCCCAATTAATATTCTTTTCAGGTTTAAATAAAGGTGCTTGTTCTACTTTTTCTATCATTTGACTTCCAGTACCACTCATATTATCCAGTAAAGTTTGATTGACATTCATGTTATAAATTTGTCCTTTGATTTTTCCTCCATAAAAAGGAACCATATTGTTATGCTTGAATTGTTCTGTATCTAAATAATTTCCAGATAATGAATAAATATCTTGTATTTCATTACCTACATTCTCTCCTTTATTCACTTTTTTTTCATAATAATCTTGATTAAAATATTTATCAGTTGCTGTATTCGGATTTGGATATTCTCTAACAGTATCTACTAATTCAGCAACATTTGTAACAGGATAATTTTGAGGAGGTATATATTGATTTGGAAGACTATTTACCTTTTTTCCCATATTTGTAAATTCTTCTCTTTTTATTTCATCTGTTAATCTTTTTTTTTGGTAATCATCCATATTTTGATTATTATTTGTTTCTTGATTAGAAATTATATATGCTCCTGCTAATGCAATAAATGGTATAGCAAATTCCATTTTATTAATATATATATAAATTATTATTATCTTAATCAACCTATTTATTATAATTTTTACAAGTATTATTTTGAGTACATAAATTTGTTCCTTTTTGAATAGAAGAAACTGGTAATGTTGTATAATCATTAGATAAATTACAATCTACTTTTGCTATATAATAATCTTTTTCTAAAATGCGAGTATTTAAATTATTTAAAAAAGGCATACATGTATTTTCTTGTGGATTTAAAGGTAAATAATACCAATTAACTTGTTCTTTATCTCTGTACATCCATGCTGGGTCAGTTGCTCTTGATTCATCCGTAAACATTTTATTATTTGTAGGATACCTTATTCTCTCTGATTTATATTCAAATTTTTGGTATTCATCTTTTCCTAAACAATCTTTATTTAAAGAACGATTAACACCTCTTAACTCACTATCTAAATTTATACAATTTGTTCTTAAGTTGGCTCCCCATAATTGAGGAACTATGTGTGGGTCTTCTACAAAAGCAGGATATTCTCCCAAGCCAGGAACATTTAATATATATCTTCCTGGATCAGTTGCTTGTTGGTTTCTTTTAATCTGTCTACACGAATCACTATTATATCTAGTTTCCATATAATATATTTATTAAAATATATTATATTTATATTATAAAGAATATTTTAGTTGATTATCATAAAATTCTTTATTTTTATTATATTCATTTTCTAAATATTTATTTTCAGAAATTAATTTTTTAATTTTTAATGCTACTATTTTTGCTTCTTCATTTTTATAATAATAACATGAAATATAATAATAAAATAATATCAAAAAATAAATATCATAATCTATATTAACCTTATAATTTTCAATCTGGGCTAATAATTTTTTACAACAATCATATCCTTCTTTATAATATTCAAAATTTATATATTTAATTATTATAAAATTTAAAATATAATGGTATCCTTTGGTAGGTTCAATAAAATTATTTAAAATGTGATAATAATCTCCATAGCTTCTCTCTATATCATCATAATATTCATCCAAAATTTCTAAAAAAAACATTTCTTCTGCATGACCATAACCTTGTAGAGTAGTATTTATACTTATTTCATTTAATCTATTCAATATTTTTTTACCAACATTTACTCCCATTATAAATAATGACCCACATACAACCCATCTATATTGTTCATAATATTCTTTTTTAAAATTAGAATCTTTATACTTTTTATCACACACATTTAATATTTGAATATGAAATTTATCTGGATTTGTATTTTTTAAAATATATAATAACATATTATTTTGATAATTTTCAGAAATTTTATTACAATTTGATGAACCTAAATTTGAATCAATCCATCCAAATTTACTTGTATGAAATGGATTATCATCTATTGTTTTACACCTTTTCTCATTTAAAACGCCCATTTTATATGAGAACTTATAAATAATTCTTCTTGATTTTTCGTGTATTGTTTTTCTTGGATATATATTTTTCTGGTCTTTCATAAGCACCCTTAATTATATTCATGTATTTTTCTTTTGGAATATTTATTATGGTATTGGTTATATTTTCCTTTAATTCTGCGTGTGTTAATCCATCTAATTTTTGTAATCGTGATTTCAGCATACTAAAATAATTTTCTATGGAATTGGTAAAATGTTGATAAGGAACAGCATATAATAAATGATTATCTTTGTTTATTACTTCTTTTACCTTTGGATTTCTATGACTACTCGCATTATCCAAAATTATTAATTTATTCTTGAATTTATTAGTTATATTTGCTTCTAAAAACTCTACCATTCTATCAGCATTTATTCCACTTTTTTCATATAAATCACAACCAACCACACCATTTACTGAAATAGCAAATATTCCTGTATATTTCTTGAATACTTCTTGTGATTGTGTTTTTATTACACATCGTTTTCCTTTTTCGCTATAACAATGGTTTCTTTTTTGTAATGATTTTATAGAGGTTTCATCTATACAAATAATATCTTCTATTTTGTATTTTTTCACTTCATCGTAAAACTCTTTTATGCTTTTATTTATGTTAATATCCTTCCCAAAACGCTTTACTGGTTCGTGTCTTATTCTTGTCATTTTCAAAGTAATATTATTATCGTAAATAATACGACTTATATGAGATTTATTCAAATCCAAATTAGGATATTTATTTTTCAATAAATATAATAAATCTTCAATTGTAATCGTTTTGTTTTTCTTAATTTCTTGTAATAAAAAATCTACATGTTCTTTATGCACCTTATATGCCTTTGGTGTTCTTTTATAACCAGCAATTTTCCCATCTTTTTTGTATTTATCAACCCAACGCATCAAACTTCGTCTGGAACATTTGAAAATTTTACAAATTTCTTCTTGTGTTTTATCTTCAACTAAATAATAATATTGAACTGCTGTTTCTTTATAATCAATACTCTTTTGGTGAGGCATTTTATATTATAACATTATTAAACAATATAAATATAATGAATTTAATTATAAATAATGAATATTGCGATAATTAATAAGGAACTTATATTACTTGGTTTGAAAAATAAACTATTAATTACTTTAAAATTTTACTTGTTAAACATATCTCAAACAGAACTATTTTGTTTTTATAGAATATTAGATTTATTGAAACAAAAGTACACTGATTCAAATGATTTAAATTTTGTTGACCAAGGCATTCGGTGTAATCTTCAAAATTATAATAAAAATTTAAATTTAGCAATCTCAAACATGTCATCTTATATTTATAATTGCAATAATGAGAACATGTTAAAAGATTTGTTAAGCAGTATTGATACTGGATTTAATTATCGTTTAGAATACAGACATGATAATTTAGAGAAGTTATTAATTGAAAATACTAACATCACAATAGAGCAAAATAATTGTCTTGAACGAATAGAAGAGAACACACAAAATATATAAAATTGAATTAATTATATAAATATAACATAATTATATAATTAATTCAATGAGTAAATATAATTGTGAGCATGGAATAAAAAAGACATATTGTAAGGAATGTGGCGGAGGTGGTTTATGTAATCATGATATACCAAAGTCAAGATGTAAAGAATGTAATATTAGTGTTATTTGTGAACATAGCAGAAGTAAATATCATTGCAAAGATTGTGGTGGTTCTCAATACTGCGAACACAAAAAACAAAAATCACTATGTAAACAATGTGGAGGAAATGGTATATGCGAACATAACAAAGTTAGAATAAGATGTAAAGAATGTGGTGGTTCTCAAATATGTAACCATGGAAAACTAAAATCCAGATGTAAAGATTGTGGTGGTAGTTCTTTTTGCGAACACAACAAAAGAAAAGAGTTTTGCGTAGATTGTGATGGAAGTAGATTATGTGAACACGGACAACAAAAATGTAAAGAATGTTTTAAACATTTGTTATGTGAACACAATAAATATAAAAGTAGCTGTCGTGATTGTGGAGGTAGTTCTTTTTGTGAACACAATAAACTAAAACAAATATGTAAAGAATGCGGTGGAGTTAGTATTTGTGAACACGGAAAACAAAAATCAAGATGCAAAGATTGTGAAGGAGGAAGTATTTGTGAACACGGAAAACAACGTACACTATGTTCTGAATGTGGCGGTTCTCAAATATGCAGACATAATAAAAGAAAAACGTATTGTTTAGAATGTGGTGGAGGCGCAAGGTGTGAACATGGTAAAATACGTGGCAATTGTAGAGATTGTGGTGGTAGTTCTTTTTGTGAACATAATAAATATAAAACATCTTGTAAAGAATGTGGTGGCTCAAAATGGTGCATTCATAATAAGGATAAACAATATTGTAAAATATGTGATGGAAAGTATTTATGTAAAAATGAATGGTGTGAAACAACAAGAAATGTTAAATATGAAGGTTATTGTGTTGCGTGTTTTGTAAATAATCCAGATAACCAAAATAAACCATCAATGCGTAATTACAAAACCAAGGAAAAAGAGGTAGTTGAACGTATTACACAAACCTTTACAGATTTTACTTGGATTGCTGATAAAAAAATTAAAGATGGTTGTTCTATGCGACGTCCAGATTTATTACTAGACATGGGTTGTCATATTATTATTGTTGAAATTGACGAAAATAAACATAGTGATTATGATTGTAGTTGCGAACATAAGCGACTAATGGAAATATCACAAGACCTACAACATAGACCAATAGTGTTTATTCGTTTTAATCCAGATGATTATACTAATAAAGATAATATATTAGTAAAATCTTGTTGGAAATTAAATAAGTTAGGTGTAATGCAAATTATAAAAACTAAACAAGAAGAATGGGAAGAAAGAATTAAAAGTTTAAAACAACAAATACAATATTGGATAGATAATTCAACCGAAAAAACATTAGAAATAATTGAATTATTTTATTAGAATACACCCATTATGTTTCCATATTTCGTCTTTCACCTCTTCAATAATAAAAAAAGAAGAGGAAAAAGTAAGACCATCGTAGGTGAAATTCCTACTATTGATTTTTCATTTTTTCTTATTTTTTTGCCTAATAAAATGGGCGTTTTAAATAATAAAAGGTGTAATAACTAAATCTGCTTTACTAATAGTTATTAAATGACTTTCAGGACAAGTTCTTTCATCCTTTGTAGGATGATATATCTCTCTATTCTTATAAATTTTTTCCAAATATTTATATTTTGGTAAATCATTTATTTCCATTAAAATATATTTTGTCAAATTATCTAATCCTACATTATTTCTTATTTTTTTTATATTTTCAATACAATTTTCATCTGTATATATAACTAAATAACATGGAATTTTTAATAACGATTCCATATTATTTATACAATCATTTAATGTTCTAGATGATTTATTATATTTAGTTAAATCAAAACAACAAGTTGTTAATGTACAATCTGGTATAGACATATTATTTATATATTAAAATACTATCTTCTAAATAATTTTTATCATATATTGTAATTTGTGTTGTTCTATCCCAAGTACTATAATTAATTAATACTCTCTCATTTTCTACTATAATACTTAAACAATATTCTATTGGATTATCTGAAAATTTAAATGGTGCAGAATATCTTAATAGTTTCATATATTCATCAAATACTGTAATTACATGATAATAATGTCTAGGATTTTCATGAGATACTATATGTTGAATAAACCATATTTCATTATTATAACTAAAACCACAGGTTGAACCTCTTAAATGAGAGAAATAATGTGGTGTTATAATTTCTTTAACTACATATAATTCATTATTATCATTTATTTTACATATTCTTAATGGACTCCAACTATATATAATATGAGTCTCTCTTTTATATTCTACGTATACCCAATTTTTTTCACATCCTGTATTTATAAAATTCGGAACAATATCATTACCATTTAAATAATTATTATATATATCATACTTTCCTGCACCAATACCAATAGTAAAATTTTTATGATATTGTGTTCCTATATATAATAAATTATTCTCTTCTGTAGTTCTTTTATCTCTTGTCTCTCCTAACTTTCTATATATCTTAACATCTTCAACTCCTATATATAATCTATTATCAAAATTAATAGCCATTAATTTTTCTTCTTTTATATGAAATGAACTATCCAATTCTATATATTTATTTAATGTAATTATATGTTTTTCACAATTTGTATAAATACCATTAGGTGTAATATTATAATTTACATATCTTAAATTCATACAATAACCATCTTTATTTGGTATCATACAACTTGATGATGAAACAAAATTTATTAGTTCATTATTTATTTCTGTTTCAAAAGAATTATTTAAAGTTATTATTTTGTTTGATTGTAATATATTATCATAAAATTTAAAATTAGATAATATATTTTGAGTATCATTATTTCTTGTATTTAATATTTTTACAAGTTCATTATTTACATTTTTAATTCCCAAATAATAAGCTATAATAGTATATTCATAATATATTTTATCTGTATATACATCATTTTGTAAAAATAAATATCCATCTCTATTTAAATTTTTGTCTAATACTTTTTTTGCAATTTCATAATAAATATTTGATAAAACATGTTTTGAATGTATTCTATAGTATTTAATAATTTCATATATTCCTTCTAATCTATCTTGATAATACTGAAATCCATCTAACCATGTATGAAATGCTTTTTCAATTTTACCTGTATTCATATAAGCAAACCCTAATTTATAGTAACTACACCATACTTCTTCTTGCCATCCACCAAATTCTATTCTCTTTTTATAAATATCTATCGCTTCTTCATACTTACCTAAATCATAATAACTATTTGCTAGATAAAAATGATATCTATCATTATTTGGTTCTTTTAAAATTCCATCTCTTAATAACTGAACATCTCTCTCAAATTTATTATGTTTACAACCTCCATCACCTATATCATTTATAAAAAATATATCTCTACTTAATACCAAACACTTAGAATCTTGTGGAGTATTTATATATTCATGAGTTACTCCTTTATAGCTATACAATCCATTATTTTTTAATATTCTTAAATTTTGATAAAAAAATATATCATTCCCTTGAAATACCATAAAATGATCATAACTTTTTAATAAAGATTTATCAAAATTATTAACTTTTAATTGCATATCTGCATCTAATAATAATACAAAATCAGCCATTCCAATACAGGATTGTAAAGCTACATTTCTATTGTGTTCAAAATTTTGAAATGGTTCTAATACAATTTTTCCTTTTATTTCTTTTTTATCAAAATATTCTTGAATTATATTTACAGTGTTATCAGTTGAACCTGTATCACAGATACAATAAGTATCTATAATATTAATAACTGAATCAAATAATCTTGTAATAATATTACTTTCATTTTTTACTATCATATTTAATACAATTGTTTGAGACATACAATTTAAATAATAAAGTATTTAAACGTTATTATTATTTAATATTATGAAATCTTTTGATTTAATTATATTAATTTTTGCTTGTTACACCAAAGATAAATATAAAGAAGAAATAAATAATATTAATAACACTTGGGCTAAAAAAAGTCAAGAATATTCTAATATAAAAATATTATATTTTGTGGGAGAAGAACATAATCCAGAATTTTATAATAATAATAATATTGAATATATTAATCTTCCTGGAGTTAAAGATGATGTTTTATCTGCATATTATAAACAATTTTTAGGAATGAAATATATATCTGAAAATTATAATACAAAATTTATATTTTGTTGTGGAACAGATACATATATAAATATACCAAAATTATTATTGTATATTAATAATTTTGATTATGAAGAATGTTTATATATTGGAGGACATGGTTGTAATAGACAAATAGGAGAGAAAAATTATTATTATCATTCAGGTGCAGGATTTATTATTACTCAAAATACTTTAAAACAAATATATCATTTATTAGAATTTATAATGAATGATTGGATCAATAGATGTAATATATATAATATTCAATATTTAATAGTTGCTTGTGATGTTGCATTAAGTTATTATTTACAACAACCTGAATATAATGTTAAAATAGTAATAAATGATCAATCATTTATTGCTTGCAATTATCTTGGGATTCCTTGTCATTGTAATCAAGTTAATATGAAAGATATTATTTCTTGTCATTATATGAAACCTCATGATTTTTATGATTTTACAAATATTTTAAATGAAAATAATCATTTTGTTTAATATATTATTCTGATTATTCTGTCTCTAGTATTATTCTGTCCAAGATGTAGGAATTTGTTTTGTTCCGCCATCATATTTTACAGCATATCCTTTTTCTATCATCCAATCATTCAAACAAAGTTCGTCCAAATATACATCTGCTAATATACGACCATATTTTTCATTTTCTATATTTTTAACTATAACAGTTTTATGTAAAATTAATTCTGATAGTGCATCTCTTGCAATCTTCGCATGCTTTTTTTCATTTTCATTTTTACTCTTTATTTCTGCTGTATCAATTCCTTTCAATCTTATTGGAAAACGATATATTGGACTATCTTTATAAGGTAGTTTTGTTGCAATTGTAATCGTATCTCCATCATATACTTTAATAACTTGACCATTCTCAATTGGTGGCATAAAAGGAATAGTTTCTGACCATTGTATTTCACGATAAGGTATAATTTTAGCTGACATTAACTAATATAAAGTATTTATTTTTCTTTATATTATTTAACCCATAAATATCCAAGAATTATAATGTTGATTTAAAAAAATTTTGGTTAAATTTTCATCTCCATTAAATGCACGATATACTTCTTTTGCATGCATATTTCTACCTATATATCCAAAAATCATTATAATTATTAATACCATTATTAAACGAATATTAATTTTATTACTTAATATTTTTCCTAAGAAAACATAACTAGCTAAATTAAAAATAATTGTATATACAGTTGTATTCAAGATAATAGAGAGAAAAATATAAAATATTAAATTTTTATTAACAACATCATTCCAAGTTAGTTTAGGATTGGTTGTTTCCAAAAATAGTTTTGTAGACATTATATTATTATATAATATAATGTTTTTATCTTATCAAACAAAAGTCATCATTTCCGTTATATGTTCTGGATTATGGATTTATTTCAGAAATAAACAATGTTATGCATTAATTCCTACGCGTTCTCTCTTTGCTGTAATATTTGTAATGGGTTGGTGTTATTTAAATTATTATGAACCGTTATTTTTACCTATTGGGTTATTCATCTTATTCTTTTATGGAAATTATTATAATATTAAATAATATATAATGAATATTTCTAGTCTATGTACCCCAGCATTTATATATATAATTATCTCAATTATTATTTTATTAGTTACTTTGTTTAAAAGTTTGAATATAACAGATACAGTTATTAGTTTATTTTTCATTTTATTATGGACTTGGGTTTTAAATTATTTTTGTATTAAGGGTTATAAAATTGTTTCATGGTTAATACTTATAATTCTCTCTTTTGGATTATTTAAAGCTATTTAATTATTTAAAGAAGATAAAAATTGAATAAAATTATTAATAAATAAATAATAATAATTTTATCTAATGGAAAGATCTCTACAAGATTATCGTTATTATCAAGAAGAAGCTGACAATGCGATTGATATTGAATTATTAATTGCTGACAAATGTATTGTAAAAAAATTTTGTGGAACTGGTAAATCATTATTAATGCGTAAATGTAAAAGTGTTCAAAATAAAAATTTAGTTGTTTATGTATTTCCATCTTTGTGTTTAATTGACCAATTTTATGATAATTATCTATTTAATGTTTCTAATAAATTAAAAATATCTTCTGAAAAAGAATCAACTACCAATCCTGAAATTATTCTCTCTTTTCTTAAAAAGAGAGAAAACAAGATTATTTGTATCACTTACCAAAGTTTCAAAACCTTGATTGACATTCTAGATGAAATAATTATTGATGTTTGTGTATTTGATGAAGCTCATAATGCGGTTGGAGAGACTTATCAAAAATTAATATTTGAAGATAATAATTCTAGAAAACAAATCTTCTTTACAGCAACTCCTAAAAATTCAAATGGTATTATTATGTATGATAGATATAATCCTGAAAATAATATGTGTGGAAAATTAGTATATGATTACTCGTATTTAAGAGGAATATATGATGGTTATCTTAATCCATTTGAAATTAGAATTGACATGTATACTGAAAATACAAATACTTCTATTTATGAAACCATTGCAAGAGCCATTTTGGCAAGTGGTAATAATCGTGTTTTAACATTTCATTCAGATGTGAATACTGATAGGGATACTTCTGTATTGAATTTTGTCAATAAAACAGAATTTAAAAAAATATTTATTAAAGTTCAAAAAGAAGAATTTCCAAAAATAAAGAAATATACAAAAATTGGGATGATTGCTTTTACTTCTTCTATGGGAATAAAAGAGAGAAAGAAGATTCTTGACAATTTTGATAAATCAAATGAAAATACAATATATATTATTTCTTCATGTGAAACAATTGGAGAAGGGATTGATACTAAGAATGCAAATATGTGTGTATTTGTTGATCCTAAATCTTCTTATACAAAAATTATTCAAAATATTGGAAGAATTGTACGAAAAGTATTTGGTGTGGATAAACCTAATTCTACTATATTAATTCCTTGTTGGGTTGATAGAACAAAATATTTAGAATGTGAAGGAGATAGAGAGAAATGTGATGAAGTTATTCGTTCTGAAATGAATAAGGATGGAGATTTCAATGGAATATTAAATGTAGTTTCTGCATTGAAACAAGAAGATGAAGATTTGTATGATATATGTCTTCATTATCCAGATAAGTTCTCTCCATCAGAAATTGAAGGAAACTTGAAAAAGCAAGGATATGATATTCAAGAACCAGTTGGATGTCTTTCTGAAACAATTGAATATCTTCTTGATAAAGAAATAGAATTGGAAGAAGATTATGAGGATGATGAAGAAATGATTATGAGAATTGCAGAAGATAATGATGTTTGTATAGAAATTCATACCGATTCATTAGAAGAACCTATTCAAACATATAATAAAGAATGTGAAGAAGTAATTCGTATATTCAAAACAGAAGATGATGAAGAATGTATTTATCAACCGATTATAGAAAAAAATGGAGAGAAAAGGAATAAAGACAAAATTTCTTCACCAGACAGAAATAAAAGATTAAATTTAAAAGTGAATAGTAACCCAGATATACAAGTTTTGTGGAAAATTACAGCTGGTGATATTACCAAGGAAATCTCTTCTTGTATTATAGATTGTGAAGTTATTGACAGGTGGGATGAAAATTTTAAAAATTTAAAAATGTTTATAGATAAATACAAGAAAAGACCTTCTGAACGTTCAGAAATTCAAGAAGAAAAACAATTATCAATATGGTTAACAAAACAAAATACAAGTTATAAAAATAAGAAAATGTTAGAAAAAAGATATGATTTATATACTGAATTTCTAAAAAAATATAAAGAATATTTTAAAGATTTGGATGAAAAATGGATGGAACATTTTGAAAATTTAAAAATGTTTATAGATGATAATAAGAAAACTCCGAATAGTAATTCTAAAAATAGAGAAGAAAAAAGTTTAGGATATTGGTTATCAAAACAAAATACAAGTTATAAAAATAATGTTAAATCAATAAAAAATCAAATACATTATAATTTATGGACTTTATTTCTAGAAAAATATAAAGAATATTTTAAAGATTTGGATGAAGATTGGAATGAAAATTTTGAAAATTTAAAAAATTTTATAGATGAAAACAAAAAGAAACCTTCTGAAAAATCTAAAAATGAAGAAGAAAAAAAATTATATACTTGGTTATCAAACAATAAATATAAAAATAAAATACAAGGAATGCAAATTAAGGAAAGATATGATTTATATACTGAATTTCTAAAAAAATATAAAGAATATTTTAAAGATTTGGATGAAGATTGGAATGAAAATTTTGAAAATTTAAAAAAATTTATAGATGTTAATAATAGAAAACCAAAACAAAAACCTAAAAATCCATATGAAAAAGAATTGGGACAATGGTTGACAAACCAAAAACAAAATTATAAAAATAAAAAAAAATCAATGAACGACCAAATACATTATGATTTATGGACTGAATTTCTTGAACAATACAAGCAATATTTTGATTCTTCTTCAAAGAAAAAGTCTATGAAACTAAATACAACAACTATATCTTCTTCTTCAACAAAAGAAAAGAGAGAAAGAAATAAATCAGAACTATCAGAACTACATCAAAAATATAAAACTATGAATTCACAAAATCTTCATAAAGAATTCAATGAAAATCCAAAATTATGGGAAACCTATCACACAAATTCAGAAGAAAATGAAAAATCATTTCCAGAAGAAGAAATACCTCGTAATCGTATTA